TTCGAGCCAACCCGTATCAGCAAGCAAATCTGCTGGATTGCGTACTGTACGGTTTATCCCCTGCTCATCCTCGATAAACCACATTCCACAAAACCCGGACCAGCCGGGATGTTCCACTCGTTTGATCTTCACATCAAAACCAAATCGCAGGAAGTCTTCTCTTGTCAAGATCGTCCCTGCAGGCACGGCGATGATCCCATCATCACCTTCTACTACGCTTGAGTGCCATATTCCACGGCACACACTCTCAATTGCGCACCAGTTTGTTAACCCGTTCCCCAATGAGGTCACCATCTCACCTGACATCCGGCCCGCGATGCGTGTAGCCTTCATGCACTTCGAGCGGCAGTGCTGTCTTGTTGGCAGTATGCGATTGAACAACTCATAGACAGCAGGAAAGTACATTAGAAGGTGTTTGTACACGACTAATTCGCAGCATCGCATAATAGTGTCAGTAATGTGTGCCTCAAAGGAACTATGGTCTGTAACATAGAACCAGAGTCCGTTGAGATTCTCTCGATCAGGGATGTGACGTAGCCGGCTCCTAGTGACATCATCACGCTTGTATAGATCGGACAATACTCTGCAAACGTGATTTGGTCGTTCAGAGATAGGGCGGCCCTTGACAAAGCATCTAAGTCCATAAACTTGCTCATCCATGCATCGAGAGGCGGGTCCCAGAGCGCACTTGGACTCATTATGTCTTGCATTAATGAGTCGCGGAGCTTTAGGGATTGGGAAACCTTCTCGTGGTTTGATGTGAGATTGAACACTGCGATTCGGAAACCTTCCAGCACGCTCATGTTCAACTTTGCGTAGCTCATTTCGTTGCCGTTCATTGTAATGGGTTCGCTGGATGTGAGACTCGAAACTTGCCAGCTCACGGATAGGATCAAGACAATTGCATAGAAGCAAAGCGCTCTCCTTAAGTACCTCGGCCTCCCGAGGCGCAATCTCGGCAGGAGACTTGCGAAGGAACCTAACCGTGGCGCCCAGTATATGGTTACCGGCAGACTTGACAGAGGGAAGCCAATTGCAATAATGCGATAAAGAAGCGAGGCTTGACTTGCCGACAACGCAATGCGCTTCATTATCAGAACACGCATAAACTGCTGCTCCGACTGCAAGAACTGGGATTTTACCTGTAAACAGGCCTCGAGCAATGTATCCATCCAGTAGGGAGGGACCGGTCCATTCAGGACCGTAGATCCGGCATGCTTCATCATACCCCACAAGTAGACTGGCATGCCTAAGAGAAAACCCATCACGAGCATCGCAAATGTCAGCCATGCTGTGATTCCCATGTGTATGCGCTGATAATGCAGGACAATGACACGTTTCAGTACGAACGAGAGCCATCGGGTGTCGTCTGTCATCGCCCGCAACTTGTCGAATCGTTCAGTCGCGCACATTTGAGAATAATCGAACACAGCATATCTCGCCATGCATCGCAAAATGGTGCTCAGTGGCTGGCCACACACTATCAGTGGCATATTGTATGAACCACTATGTGTGAGCCAATCATAAGCATCCTCAAGGCTAGGTGGCTTTGAGAAGTGACGCTTCAATCTGTCCAACAACTCAAGGAATACTGGGTACGAAATGTCGTACTCACCGAATAAATCCCTACAGTGGACAGAGAATACAGCGAGTGTGGCTGATGAGATTGCACCAGTCGACTGGATTGCGAGGTCTGTTGGTCTGACATCACCCACCTGCAGACG